GCGTCGTCCTGAGTCCGTTCGTATCCGTTGGCTGTGTTGATGGTCACTCGGTCTCCTGTTGCATCGCCTGTGTTGCGCCTTTCCAGTGTCTCATCGAGGCATCGTGAATGTCGAGGCGAGGGGCTTCAGAATGCCCTGAGTCATAGCGTCGCTTCGTCGCATCATCTCTTTCATCGCTTCGAGTGTTGCTCGCTCCTCATCTCGGCTGAGTGGCTTTGCTTCAGGCTCAGAGGGGCGTAGAGCTTCGGACTTTTTCCGCTCTGCCGTCTGCTCGGCTCTGGTCTGGTCGAGTAGCCAGGCTCCCATCGATCCATCTCTTAAGCCATTGATGATTGCTACGGCGTCTGAGCTGGTGAGGGCGTCGAGACGAGAGACGCCATAACGCTGGCGTAAGTGTCGGCCTGAGCGTTCGCTGTCCAGTCTCTTCTCTTTCAGCAGAGAGGCGATGTAGTCGAGTTGCTTTGGTTTGATGAACTTTGTTGGCTCATCAGTGAACGAGGTTTTTTCGTTTTGACTATTTAGGGAAGTTTCGTTTTCTAAAGAGTCTTTTCTTTCTAATAAATAACTATCTAAGTAGTTAACTGCCGGAACTGGTTCCAACTCAGTCGAGACTGACTCGGAACTGGTTCCAACTCTCTTTTGGACTGACTCGGAACTGGTTCCTATTTTCTGCCCTAATGAGTTGGAACTCAGGAGGCGTGAAAGAGGGGGGGTAGCCAAGTCCACTTGACTAGGTAGCCAAGCCTGCTTTACTAGGAGGCTCGCTGTCGCTGAGTCTGTGAAGGCTCCTGAGAGCGTCCCTACGCTGGTCACTCGAACAGAGGTAGAGGTGGGGGCGTCTGTCGTCGATGTCGTCTCAGCCTGGTACTTACTCGAGGTACTCTCGGCCTCCTCCATTCGTGCCTGCGCTCGCTCCTCATTGACGGCGGTAGCTCGTAGCAGTGTGTCGTAGTTCTTCTTCGAGGTGCAGAGCAGTAGAGGCGTGATGTAGTAGCCACGAGTCCTCGTCTGTCCGTTGGTAGAGCGATTGTGTCGCTCTGCGATGACGAGGCCAGCCTGTCGAGCCACCTCCACGAGGTCGCCTGCTGAGTCCTCAGAGAAGCGGAACTTTGAGGCGATGTCTGCTCGGCTTAGTTTCGCTGGTGAGTTGGTTAGCCAGCCGTACTTTGACTTAACGAAGGCGTAGAACGTGGCGAGGCGTGCGACGTGATTGGGGTTGTACTTTGGTTTGCCGTTTTCCAGTCGCTCGTCGTAGAGGGCGTCTATGAGGTCATAGATCCGTTGAGGCGTCGAGTGGTACTGCTCGCCACCTTTGTCGCCGGTCACGAATACATCGAACTGATGTCCCCTACTATTGACCATCGGGCGAATTGCCTGGTTAGGCGGTGATTTTGTACTGGTAGTCACTGCTTGTCCTTTCGGTACTTGACAAGGCAGAGCGAACTAGACCAGACTGGCGTCGTCCTGAGGAATGGGGCTTGCCAGTCTGATTTAGTCAGTCTGCCGATTTTCTGTGAATAACGCTCTGGCCTGCCAGCCAGGGCGTTTTTCTTTTGCTACAGAGTCGGCTCGTTCGTCCTAGTGGCTAGGCGTTCTGAGCCTCCTTTGTCTCATTACTGAGAGCGTCGAGGGTCTGGCGTGTCCGCATCAGAGCCTCGATAAGACTGGTGCGAGATGCTCCTGTGGCGGTGGCTACGGCGTCGAGCTGTGCCAAGAGGTCTGTACTCAGACGTACTGAGAACACTCGAGTTTCCTTCTCGGTACGTCCTCCGACTCGCTTTCGTGCTGGGCGAATAGCTGTAGGCATCACGTCTCCTTCGTCTCGTTATCCATAAAGTACATCACTGTAACTCTGATGTTACGCCACTGTGTAACACAAGCGCACTTTTTAGGAGACCGTATGAGCGAGACGCTGACACTGGCGCAGGCATCGATCCGTTCAGGCGTGAGCGTCACGACGCTACGGCGTCGAGTCCAGTCAGGGACTCTCAGAGCCGAGCCGAGGGCGAGCAGTCGCCAGCCTGTCCTCCTGAGCCTTCAGGCTCTCATCGACGCTGGCCTGGTTAGCCAGGTGGCTACTCAGCCGGATAGTCAGTCGGCGTCAGAGGTCAGGGCGCAGATGCTCGCTGAGCGTGTCGAGGCTCTCGAGGCTGAGCTGAAAGAGGTCAGGGCGAAGGCAGAGACGGCCTCAGAACTGGTCGGTGAGGTGAGGGCGTGGCGTCAGGTGGCAGAGGAGGCTCAGCGCAGGCTCGCAGAGGGTAGCCAGTTGGCTATCCAGTCAGATACTCAGTTGGCTACTGAGGCCGTCTCAGAGCGTTCTGGGGGCTTCTGGGGGCGTTTCAGACGTAAGGGCTGAGCGTCGTCCGTCCGTTATCCAGCCGAGTAGCCAGATGGTTATTCAGTTGGTTACTCAGTGAGTATCCGCACAGTCCCTCCCCTTTGTGCTAATGTAACACATAAGAGACGAGGGGGAGACACGATGAAGGCTCTGATTTACACACGAGTTAGCACCACTGAGCAGGGCGAGAGCGGTCTGGGTCTCGATGGTCAGTTGGCTAAGTGCCAGGCATACGCTGAACGGATCGATGCTGAGGTGGTCGGCGTCGTCCGTGAGGTTCAGTCAGGTAAGAGCGTGGCTAAGCGTCCTGAGCTGGTCGAGGCTCTACGTCGCCTGAAGGCTGGCGAGGCTCAGGCTCTCATCGTGGCGAAGCTTGACCGGCTCAGCCGTTCAGTGATTGACCTGTGTGGCCTTCTCGAGCAGTCAGAGCGTGAGGGCTGGTCACTCGTCCTCCTAGACCTGGGCATCGACACGACGACGCCAGCAGGCCGAGTCCAGGCGCAGGTCATCGGGGCGTTCGCTGAGTATGAGCGTCGCCTTATTAGCCAGCGCACTAAAGACGCTATGGCGTCTGCGAAGGCCAGAGGCGTTCACTGTGGCGTTCGCTCGACGTTGGCTCCTGAGGTGGTCGCTCGCATCGTCTCAGCTCGCATCAACGGCTCGACGTGGCAGAGCATCGCTGACGGCCTAAACGCTGACGGCGTGGCTACTGGTCGAGGTGGCTCCTGCTGGCGTGACTCGTCTGTGCGAGCCGTGTGGCGTTCGTCTGAGGGTGGTAAGGCGATTGACTCGGCTCTGGCTATCGTCGCTCGTCACGTCGAGTCTGTGGCCTCATAGCCAGCCTTCCAGCCTCCCCTCATTGAGAGGCTCTCAGAATGGATCGATGACTGGTCATCTGCCGAGGCGGTGGATGGTTTTCCTAGTGTGGATGGTTTTCCTGATGAACTGCCATTTTCGCCTAATTAGTAATCGGGGTTATCTGCCAGGAGGCGAGTCAGGCGAGCCACCTCAGCATCGATGCTCTCCATTGACCACTGCTCGATAGTGACCTGGTGAGGCTGGTCGAGTCCGTAGAGTTTCGCTCGTCGCTCAGAGATGGTCAGAATTGCTCGGACGGCCTGAGCGTTACCTTCCATCGCCTTAGGCCAGAGGGCGAGCTGTAGAGCGTCGAGCCGTTCGCCTTCGAGTCGGCGCATCTCATCGACACTTTCACAGATGGTTTCTGCCAGGCCACGTTTCACTCGTCGCTGAGCTGTGGACGGATCGATGCTGAGTCGCTCGCCTATCTCTCGGTAGGTGAGTCCCTGCGCTCGCAGTTTGAGCGTCTCAGAGACGGCCTGAGCGTCGTCCTGAGTCCGTTCGTATCCGTTGGCTGTGTTGATGGTCACTCGGTCTCCTGTTGCATCGCCTGTGTTGCGCCTTTCCAGTGTCTCATCGAGGCATCGTGAATGTCGAGGCGAG